GTACCGGTCCCGATCGCATTGGGTTACAATACGACCCTCTGCGCTTTTAATCCTTAACCCTAGGAAGGGGGAATACGACAATGAAGTCGAAGACGCGTGAGAGTTCCACTGTTATACCAACACAGTGGTGGGTGTCCGAAAATTCTACCGGACAAATCCTTGCTGAAGGAGACGGACCAACATATGACTATACTACGTCATATGAGACCATATCTTATGGTCAGGGCCGCGAGAGGTTTAACCCATGCCGACACCTTAAATTTAAAGGCAAGGCAGTTGCGCCCTTGAAAGAGGGTCGCTGGGCTACCAATCATGATGTGGACAGTACTGATCACAGCACTGTCTGCTTCATTGACTCCAACGGCGGGATTGACTCCCCCGAAGCCATAGTATCTCATATTATGGCTGTTAAGGGCATCAGCATGCCTGGCTTAAACTTTTGCCAGCGTGCGATCGAGGCTATGACTCCAACTTTAGAGTCTGGATTTAGCCTTGGGAATTTCCTGTATGAAATACGGGAAATTTCATCCCTTATAAAGTGGTGGCGTCGTGGAAGGTCTTTATTTAAAAACCTTAGCGATGCAACTCTCAATTACAACTTTGGTGTACGCCCATTTTTGATGGACGTACGTAATTCTGTCAGGGGGTTACTTTCCCTGCAGGACCGCCTAGCTGAACTTAAAGCTGGTGCGGGCAAGTTGCAAGTGCGTCACTATTCCGAAGAGGACAACGGGTTGGACTTCGAAGAGAGCTGGGACTTCAATACTAATAACGAAGGCCGAGCTACCTATCGCGTACCCCAGGCAAAGTACTGTGCGTCTATGACGTACACGTATCAGTATCCAGATCTCGACCGTGCTCATGAAGAGCTTTATGCTCTATTGGACACGTTCGGTCTGCAGTTAAATCCGCAGATTATCTGGGACGCTATCCCCTACTCCTTCGTCGTTGATTGGTTTTTCGACGTTGGAGATTACCTTTCGCAACTGCGAAAGAAGTGGATAGATGTGCAGATCACCATTAAAGATTTTGGGGTGAGCTGCAAATTTGAATTCTCCGGCTCCACAACTATGCGTGGATATGGAGCGATTCCGTCGCCTTGGGTACCCCGTACTGACTTTTCCGGTAAGTTCTATCACCGGAAACCACTTAAAGTGGAAGATCGTATGTTTACGATTAGTCAACAGGGAAGTCTGACTTTGAGGAAATTCGTCCTAGGGGCTCTGCTAGTCAAGCAGAGGATTTAAACAATCATCGTCCTGAGTTTTCCTACCTTTCATTAGGGTAGTCGGGACAACCTACCGTAGCAATACGGTTAACCTTGCACATTGTTGAGTGCACAAGGAAGGGTGCCACCGGTTATTGACCGTGTGGACAGTAGTGGTTGCGCCTTTTCCTGCATCTCATATGTGCAGTGCAAAGGAGACCACTATGTCTTTTTCAACAAGCGGCCAAGTTCAGGTGCAGGATTCTACTCCTGCTACCGTTACTTACTCAGAAGTTCAAAATACCGGAAGTCAGTGTATATATGCCGACAGAACCCGAGAAATCGGTGTTCCTAGGCAACTGATTATCTCACACCAAAGTGTGGGTTCCGGTGACGATTCTCGTTTGAGGTCGATGGTCAAGTTTTCGAACGCTATCGAAAATAGCGCTCTTGAGGGTGATGTGGTAGAACACCGCATACATGTGGTGTTCGACACCCCCAACCGCGTCGTGGAGAAAACAGACGTGGAAGATGTGCTCGCCCAACTGACAGACCTTCTGTCAGGCGGCACATTCGTTGACCAATTGATGAACCGAGAGGTCTAACTTAGGCGGCCGTACGGTTGTTCCTTGTTTAGGAACTCGGTGGCTTTTGGAGGTATTACTTTTATGAAAAAAGTTAGCCTGAAAAGCCAAACCGACCGCAAAGCTTTTATTCTTAAGTTTTGCCTCGGCCTTTCAACAAACCTGCTTATAGACATGCTACAGCAGGCAGGGTTGGATTTTAAGCGCGATGTTTCGACGTTGAGACGTCGCACCCACCGGGAAGGTCTTGGTTTTCTTACCAAGACGTTACCATCTTTGGGCAAGGAAGTTATCCAAGCTCTTAATGGTAACCGACTCACCATACGGCGTTTTCGTAAACAACACCGTACTGCAATTCCTCATTTTATGAAGGGATTGCTTAGTCGTATTTTCACTCCCGAGGGGAATGTCCGTGATGACGCTGAAATCTGCGCCATTACGGATGTTTACCAGTTCTGCATGTTATTTTACAAATTGGAGGTACCTTATGATTCTCAGACTGAAGGCAAAGTTTTGGATACATTTGCCAAAGTTGACGCAGAATTACCCAAGGATTTTAACCACCTTGGTACTGCTGATACTCGTCTGGAGCCTAATATCCTTCGGGAAGCCAGAGGACTCGTTACACGATGTCTT